CATTATGTTTTTCTCCCTTTTCTTATAGCTTCTTTACCTTTTTTAAATATAGATGCTACCTCAGATTTACCCATAACCTTTGCTCTTTGTTCTCCAACAGTTAGAATTTGAATTTTTCTAGCAAACGGCTTACTGATCTTTTTAACTTTTGCCACTGTCTTCTTTGCATCCGCTTTCGTTGCGAACTTAATTCCAACAGTGTCACGAGGGTTTTCGTCTGTATAGAGTCTCCGACCATACTTCTTACCTGGGTGTTTACCTGTGCCTTTACTAGGCTCTTTTCTTTTTCTTGCCATTGCCTTTTAGAGCACTTGCTAACATTTTGTGTTGTCCAGTGTGTGCTTTAACAGCACCCTTTAAACCTTTTATAACTTTTTTTATTTTTGCTTTTGCTTTTTTCATTTTTTGTATTTACCTCTCCAATAGTTTTTTCTTTGTATTAGTCTTATTTGATATTCTAGGTCAGTTATACCTAAAATTTTTTTAATAAAATTTACCATTATTTATAACCACCACCTGCTTTCTTATATCTAGATGCTAGTAGCTGTGCTTTTCTTGCACTCCACTGCCCAGGTTTACCACCTTTTGATCCTGCCATAATAGAATTAAACATTCTTTTTCTCATGGTAGGTTTAGTATAGTTGCCTGCTTTATTTACTGTGCTTTTTTTCTTCGCCATCTTTTAACTCCTTGTAATCATAATCATAACTTCCTTCTTCATTTTCATCAGTTATCCATTTAGATGTATCTTCCACAGACCATATTCTAGTATTAACTAATCTATGTATGAGAGGTTTGCTAGGGTCAGCTGCCATAGAAGGATCAAAAATCCTTAGTCTATTGTTGGGTTGAATTGCATAATTACCATCATCTAGTTCTATTACATGTCCACATTTATGTTGATCTGGTTTTTCTGAGTAACCAAAATCTAATTCATTATAGTCACCTGCACACCAATCAATTGTAAATAAGTATGTACCTTCTCTTTGCTTACGTCTTCTAGATGTGTATATCATTTTACATCCTTGTAATTGATAAAATCTAGTAACACTTACGTTATAACTAAAAGAATCCCATAACATTAATTCATTTAATGGCAGTTCTTTTACACCAGGTTTTTTACAAAATGCTGATATAGGTGCTCTCCACCATATACCACCATCTGTCATCATGTAATGAAACAAAGGTACTTGTTTAGGTATAGATGTAAAACCAAATATAACACATTCAAAGTA